GCAAGCGAACGAGACGTTCTTTATGGCGGAGCCGCAGGGGGTGGTAAGTCGTTTGCTTTATTGGCTGACCCCTTACGTTATTGTCACAATCCCAATCATCGTGGGCTTCTTCTTAGGCGTACTTTGGATGAGCTTACCGAACTAATTGACAAATCCCGCCAACTTTACACCAAAGCTTTTCCCGGTGCAAAGTTTCGTGAATCAAAATCCACGTGGCACTTTCCATCAGGAGCAACAATCTGGTTTACCTATCTTGACAAAGACAAAGACGTTACCCGTTTTCAAGGTCAAGCCTTCAACTGGATTGGTATCGACGAAATAACCCAGTACCCTACACCTTATGTGTGGAATTACTTGCGATCAAGACTTCGTTCAACAGACCCAGAGTTACAAAAACACCTGTACATGCGTTGCACAGCCAACCCCGGCGGTGTCGGAGGGTGGTGGGTCAAGAAAACCTACATTGATGGTATCGAACCAAACAAAAAGTTTCCTGCGTTTGACATTGATACCAGAAAGCCTTTTGTGTGGCCTGATGGTCACGAAAAAGCAGGTCAACCGTTGTTCTTTCGTAAGTTTGTCCCTGCACGGTTGACTGACAATCCCTTCCTCATGGCAGATGGTCAATACGAGGCCATGTTGAGGTCGCTCCCAGAAGTTGAACGAAAGAGGCTTCTTGAAGGGGATTGGGATGTGGCAGAGGGAGCAGCCTTCCCAGAATTTTCACGGAGTAAACACGTTGTTGAATCTTTCGAGCTACCTACAAATTGGCCTCGCATACGAGCAGCCGACTACGGGTATGCGAGTCCTTCATGTGTTTTGTGGGGTGCTATTGATTGGGATAATAATATCTGGGTTTATCGAGAACTTTATGTAAAGCACTTGACAGCAGAAGAACTTGCCAGTAAAATACTAGAAGTAGAAGAACTAGACCCTTTACCTCACTACACTGTTCTTGACGCCTCTTGCTGGAATAAAACAGGTATGGGGCCATCCATTGCAGAAACGATGATGAGATCAGGGGTAAGGTGGACACCTTCAGATCGTAATAGATTGCAAGGAAAAATGGAGTTGCACCGTCGTTTAGGTGACGATCCCTATACAAAAGAACCCCGACTAAGAATTTTTTCATCCTGCCAGAACATAATAAAACAGATGGCAGGAATACCTCTTTCTAAAACAAATAGCGAAGACGTCGATACGAAAGCTGAAGATCACGCTTACGATGCGCTTCGCTACATGGTTATGACTCGTACCAGTGGGTACGCTTCTATTCACAAACAACTTGGTGCAATTAAAAATCACGTGTATCAAGTACAAGATGAAACGTTCGGTTACTAATGGCTATTGATGCAATAGAATTTGGTAAAAAGGCACAAGCGGGTACTCTTACCGTAGAAGAAGCAATCTCATATGCTTTAACGTACGGAAACCCATCAGAGAATGCACGTAAACGGATTAAGGCACTTCGCTCTGGGTTTAAGAATATGGGCTTGGATATAAACATGCCCTATTCAGATCTCAAGAATACAGAAAACTTGGGGCTGTTTAATCGGGAACTTAGCCCCGACAAATCAAATCGCTTTTACAATCTTCAGGCTCTTGAGACGACTCTTGACCCTGTAATGACAAAGTACAATCTTCGGACAATTCTTGAACCTGCTGAAGATGGTTTAGAGCAACTGCGTTACCCTCTTCTTGCGGGAGATGAAGGTCTGGCTAAAAAGGTTGGGCTAGGTGGCACACAGCGTACGGGTCTTGCTCAAGAGCGTCCTATGCAAGGTTTGCTTCCCAAAGCCGACCTTGACGCTATTTACAACACCAATCTTCCCAAAATTGCTGAAGAGTTTGGTCAACCTGTTGCTGACTTGATGCTATATCACAAGTCGACAGCAAATCGTCCTACCCAACTTGTGAACCTTAAAAAAAGTGAAGTTAGGATCACCGACAAAGAAGTCACAATTAAAGGTAAGAAACCTCCGCCGGGATCAAAAGATAAAAAGTTTCGCCCAGAACTAACATTTTCTGTTGACAGCCCCGAAGGACGGGCAATCATAAACAGTTACAACACGTCAACCACAGACATGTTGTTTAATGTAACAGAGTCCGAACTTGACGCAGCTTTTAACAAGTACATTTCTCCGAATCTTGAACCTTTTAGTGACGTGCTTCCTTTAGCGGATGTAAAAGTTATTGGACCTGATGGTTCCGTAACAATAACACAAAAACCTGTTACAACAAAGTCTGTTATTCGGTCTGTTGTACCAAAGTACCTTCTTGACGAGTTTAACGTTCCTGCTGAAATTGTAGAAGGTGCGATGGGCCACAAAGACACATCCATTCTTGCGAGAAGCTACGCAGGATCTCGCCCTACAAAAGACATTCCTCTTCTTCTTTCGGATCCAACCCAATTCAGTTCGACAGGTTTTGCCGGATCTGGACTTGCAGGATTCAACATCTATAGTGCTATGTCCGAAGAACAAAGGGCTGCGCTAGGAGATCAAGAATTTAAAAAACTTATGGCGGCAAGTACGGTCGAAGAGGCTGAAAAGTACGCTCAACTTGCTAATATTGATCCAGAGGCAGTAAAACAGGGTATTGCTGTTGAAACAGAGATTGAGATCTTTCGCGCACAACAAGAAGCAGAAGCCATAGCCGCAAAGACCGAAGCAAGACGAGCAGCTATGGAAGCAGCTAAAAATAAACCTGCCGCCTCTTTAAAATCAAGAATAAGCCCTGAAACAGCAGCTTTTCTAAAACGAATTGGTGTTGACACTGCAACAGCTGTCCCTTTTCTTGGTTTAGGATTTGTAGGAGCCGACTACGCTGAAGCAAAAGAGCAGGGCTTATCTGACATCGAGGCTGCAGGAAAAATTGCACTTCAGGAAACGGTTCTTGCTCCAGTTGACATAGCAAAGACTGCGATGGATGTAGGTGAAGCTGTTATAAAGTCAGCAGGTCCTCCTATTCAAAGAAGCATAGAAGCTGCAGAAGAACAAGCAGGAGAAAGTTTTCTATCAGGTTTAACTCGTGGACTCACCGGAGACGGGTTAGGTTTAAATATTTTTAATTCCGGTGGATTCGTAACTAAAAATTAGGAGGCTAAAAATGCCAAATAACAACTACAATTACGGTGCAGCTTACATCATGAATGCTGACAAAACATCTGTCGATGCAAACATGGGTGAAAGCAAACTGTACCGTGAAGGTCTTGAGTTCGATACTCGTGCTAAGACCGGGGTTTTGATAGAAGATATGCCAAAGAAAATGAGCAAAACTGCTGTTGATTCCTCTGTTATGAAGATGGCTGAAGAACGCGACTATTAAGGTTTTTAATTCATGGCTGACAACTTTTTAGAGCCGGAAGACGATACTTCTATTCCTGTAGTTAATCCTGAAGATCAAATGCCGGGACTAGCTGGGTATGTTCGTGCAAAGTTTGAAGATGCAGAAAACGGACGTTACAGCTACGAGCAAAGATGGCTTCAGGCGTATAAAAACTTTAGAGGAATATACGACTCTACGACTAGATATCGTGACTCTGAAAGGTCAAAGGTATTTATTAAAATCACCAAAACAAAAGTGTTGGCTGCCTACGGTCAAATCGTAGATATCTTGTTTTCCAACAAAAAGTTTCCTCTTGTTGTAGAAGCTACACCTGTTCCGGAAGGAATAGAAGAGTTTGCTCACATGCGTACCCCGCTTGATGAACAACCCCAACAATCTGATCCGTACGGGTTTCCGGGAGACGGCAGAGAGTTGTTTCCGGGGGCTTTAGCTGCTTCACAGCCTCACAAGCTAGGAACTTATGGTACTGAATTTCAAGATATGGTTGTTGCGGGGAAAGCAAAAATTGGTGAACCCCAATTTGAACCTGCTGCTGAGATGGCTCGTAAGATGGAAAAAACCATCCACGATCAACTCTTGGACACCAACGCAGTTAACGTGTTTAGAAAAGCTATCTTTGAATCCGCTTTACTTGGTACAGGCATTGTAAAAGGTCCGTTTAACTTTTACAAACGAGTACATAAGTGGACAACAGATGAGCAAGGAAACAGAACTTACAGTCCAATAGAAAAAATAGTTCCTCGTATTGAACCTGTTTCTATTTGGGACTTTCATCCTGATCCATCTGCTACTTGTATTGAAGACTGCGAATACGTCATTGAACGACATCGTTTAAATCGTAATCAACTTCGTTCTTTGATTATGCGTCCCCATTTTAATGCGGATGCAATTCAAGAGTGTTTAGCTAAAGGCCCTAATTACGAAGACAAATACTACGAAGACACTATCCGTGAAGATGAAACTGAACCTTACGTTTCAGAAAACAGATACGAGGTTCTTGAATATTGGGGTGTTCTTGACGCTAAATTTGCAAACGAAGTAGGACTAGACATCGGGGCTGACTTTTCAGAGTTTGACCAAATTCAAGTAAACGTGTGGATTTGTGGCAACATGGTTAT